TCCTAGAAGAGACAGACATCTTCTCACCTATGGAACTTGCACAGACACAGCAAGCACCAGCACCACAAGGACAATCTATGGGAGCCTCTGCTCCAGTCGCACCAGAAGCACCAGCTACACCTCAACTAGAATAATATGGTGGGGTGGAACAATTATGAAGTTATTACACACAATTAAGAATAAGATTATGGCACGATTAGTATACGCACCAATCCCAACGGATGACAAAGCAGCAGCTCTTGAAGCTATTGCCGCATACAAGAAGCAAAACCCAGTTAAGTACGAGATGAAGAAAGCAGCTCTATTCGCACGTTACGGACTAGACACAGTAGAAGACTCAGTTGATGAAACTCCAGACGAGAACGACATCGAACTAGAAGCAATGAAGCAGAAGGTTACTAAAGCAAAGAAATAAAGATGCCACACAAAGGAAGTTACGGAGGTAAAACTCCGACTAAGATGCAGAAGACCGCAGCAACCAAAGTACACAAGAAAGTTAAAAAAGCTAAAAAATAAACATTATGGTGGAAAAGAAATTCCGACGATTAGACGACAGCGAACTAGCATGGATTAAAGCTACATTCGAGAACAACGAACAAGGACTTGTAACACTACGTAAGATTTTCCTACAGACAGGAGAAGTAGAGACACCTATTGGATTCTACCGTGACTCATGGGCAGGACTTGACCTTAAAGGACTAGACGGAGAAGGACGTGTACTAGCAGTAGCAGCACACCAGTCTATGCTTAACCAACTAGAGTCAGGACTACGAACAGTGAGTGCTATCGCTGAGAAATCTATCGAAGACCTAGAGAAAGCAGTAGAAGACGCGAAGAAGAACAGCAGCAAGTAGACGTGGTATAATATAAGTAAGTTCCGAGTTGGCGGAAGATAAACATGCCTTCACTAAATAAACCAAGCGTATGGATAATTACGATGAAGAAATTGTAGAGGAGACTATTGAAACTCCAGAGGAAGACGAGTCAATTGAAGAAGTTGATGAGTCAGAAGAAGACCTAGAAGAAGCCGTTGACTGGGAAGCTCGTGCTAAGAAAGCCGAGGCAGCAATCATCAAAGCTAAATCAAAACCTAAAGCAGATAAAGTAGATGCCCCAAGGACTGACTCTAAAATGTCTATCTTTGACCAAAAGGCTATCTTTAATGCTGACATCGACACACAAGAAGACCTTGACGAGATTATGGACTATGCAGACCGCAAAGGAATTTCCGTTGCACAAGCACTAGAGTCAACCGTCATTAAAGCTACTCTTGCCGAGAACGCACAAATCAGAAAGTCAGCCCAAGCTGTTAATACAGGAACAGGAAGACGAGCAAGTGGAACAATATCAGATGACCGACTCATGTCAGATGCCAAGAAAGGTATCATGCCATCGTCAGAAGCTGACATTGCAAAACTAGCCAGGATGCGAATTGGTAAGAAGTAGCCACTGGTGGGGTTAAATCAACAATAACCCTAATATAATGGCTAATACAATTGCATCACGAGTATATCGTGACAAATACCGATCAGCTACTCTAGATACACTTCTACGAGGCGCTATGGTTACAGAAGCTATCACTTCTGTTGACCGATCAAACAACCTACGAATCCAATCACCTTACAGTTCAACACCTACTATCGAAGTACGTGCGCTTGCAGGAACATACACTCCAGCAGACTTCACTACTACAGATGACGTATTGACTGTAACTGACGAATTCATCGTTGGTGAACACATCCACGACTTCCAAGAGGCACTTACACAGTTTGACCTCTTCGCAGCACGTACAGAGCAAATGGCTTTCAACGTAGCTAAGAAAATTGACGAATACGTATTGAACAACCTAACTGACGTAGCTACAGGAGCATACACTACACCAGCAGGAGGATTCACTACACCAGCAAATATCAATGCAATCTTCGCTAACATCAACGCACAAGTTGACGGTTTCTCAGATTCATACAACGGAAAGTTCTGTGTACTAGAAAACACTGACATGGTAGGTCTATACCAAGCAGGAGCAGCTAACGGATTCACATTCGCTGACAACGTACTCAACAACGGTCGAGTAGGACAGTGGATGGGAGTTGACGTCTATGTTGTACGAACTGGTACTTTCCAGGACGCTACAGTAGGTTCAACTACTTGGACAAACGTAGGACACCGAGTAGCTGGAGTAAAGAACATGGCTACAACTTCTCTACCAGGAGGAACAAAAACAGAAGAGAAAATGGTTTCAGGTAAAACTGGAATGGAAATCGCAACTTTCGGTTACGTAGGATTCAAACTATGGGCACCTAAAGTAACACTAGTTATCGACATCACACTCGCATAACCCTTACCCCCTTAATTGGGGGTTTTCGGGTGATGTATTTCCCACCAGGTACATCGCACGAACACCCTTCGTTAAACAATAAACACACATGGTATTTTCAAACAACACGGATAACACAGGAATAGTAGAACAAGCGCGTCAGATGATGCGTGTTGATGCTACTCAGTACCCAACTTATAGGATTGTAAACTCAGTCAACAACTATTTGGACACAGTGACAGGCTACGCTATCACAGCAGACCGTAACTTCCAGTGGGACGATACAAACCACACCAAGCTACCTATCGGTACTACAGACCTTACAGTAGGGCAGTCTGATTACTCATTCCTTACTGACGAACAAGGTAACTCTATCTTGAACCTTACTCGTATTGACATCCTAGACCCTGACGGCTCATACCGAGAGTTGAAGATGATTGACCAAGCGAACATCACAGAAGCCCTAGACGCTTACGAGAGTACAGCAGGACTACCAGAGAAGTATGACAAGATTGCTGATAACATTATCCGTATCTACCCAAAGCCAGCTGCATCTGTGACAGCAGGACTAAAGTTCTACTTCCAACGGTCAGCTAGCTACTTCACAGCAGATGACACAACTAAAGAACCAGGAGTTGCACCACTACTACACCGTGGCTTCGTTATCGCAGCAGCATATGACGGTGCGTTATCTCTAGGACTAGAGAACCTCTCACGAATGGACGGAGAGATGCAACGAGAAGACGCCAAGATGAGGAAATACTTTGAAGGACGTAACACAGACATGAACCGTCGAATGACACCGTTCCAGCAAAGCAACCGATAATATGATTAATCAAGACAAGCCAGACGTAGGAGTACCACAAACAGAGCTGAACATCGGCTCTGGTTACAACCTGCTTGTCGGAGGTGTCTTTAAACTAGTCATTGGCGCACTAGGTAACGTAGGACTAATCAACACATCAAAGGTATCAGTAGGAGAGACATGGGGAACAATCAGCTCTACTTGGGCAACTGAGAGCAGGACATGGCTTGCAGCTAGCCAGCTCCTAGTAAACCAAACACTATCAAACACCGACCCTATCTGGTCAACACGAACATTCCCTTGGCAAGAAGCACTACCTTGGCAGAACACAAACGCTGGTATCACTAACGTAAACAAACCGTAATATGGCAACAATCACCACACTTAACTCAGCAGACTCAGGAGCAGTATCACGTACTGTTCTTAATACAAACTTAGCTAACCTGAATACAGATAAGATAGAGACAAGTTATCTTGATACAGACGTTACTCTGGCAGCAGATAGTGATGCAAAGGTAGCGACTCAGAAAGCAACGAAATCTTATGTTGACAATTTTACAGCAATCAGTACGTCAGGAGTGAGTGCCGGGCCATCCGCTTCTAGTACCCAGACAATCACTCATGGTCTTGGCAAAGCACCGACTATTATTCGAGTGAACGGAATAGGTACACATATTTCTTCTGGTATTTCTGCATATCCTTCTCAGAGTTTTGGCACTTACAACTCAACAGGCAACCGATGTACATACATTCATCAGGCAGCATCTGGTTCAAATAATCCTGCAACATCTACAACTTTCGCTGTCATATTAGGAATAGGCATAGCTACAACAAACGCGACAGGAGTAATCCAAAACGTCACAGCGACAGACTTTGACATTGTATGGACAGCCACAGGTAGCCTGGCTGCTGGTCAATTTATCTGGGAAGCTCAATAATCTTTATATATGTCAACAATCACCACAATACAACCAACAGACTTAATCACAGATAGTCGAGCAAATCTAAACGATAACTTCGCTAATCTTAATGCTGACAAGATAGAGACAAGTGTACTAGACACTGACACTACCCTAGCTGCTAACAGTGACGCTAAAGTAGCTACCCAAGCTGCTGTTAAAGCGTATGTGGACGCTGGTGGTAACGTAAACGCTACAGAGACTACTAAAGGTATTGTAGAGATTGCTACAGCAGCGGAAGTTGCGGCGGGAACAGCGACAGGAGCGACTGGCGCAAGTCTAGTAGTGACACCCAATAACTTACCAGGAACAGAACAGATTGTTTACGATGTTGCCGACTCACCAGCAACATGGACAAAACAAACTGGTCTTAAAAGAGCAAAAATACAAGTTTGGGGCGGAGGGGGTTCAGGAGCATCGAGGACTACTGCTGCACTAGCAGACTATTCTTCTGGAGGTTCAGGTGGTGAATATATAGAGATTTGGCTGGAAGCAGCCGCGTTAGGGGCAACTGAAACAGTCACTATAGGTGCAGGAGGGGCTGGAGCATCTGGTAATACACAAGGAAATGATGGTTCAGTATCGTCTTTTGGTTCAATATTGACAGTTTTAGCTGGGCTGGGGGGGTCTTCATCTACGTCAGCTAGACCAGTGACAGTTGGAGTGGGAAATATCGCAGGTTCTGCCACAGATAAAAATGGTTATATTTGGGGTTCAGGTGCAGGTGGTGAATCGACAGGTAACACTTCTGACTTTGGTGGTAACTCTTTATACGGTGGAGCTGGCGGAGGTGGAGCAAGAGGTTCTGACTCTGGAGGAGTTGGAGGTACTTCCTCAGTTGGTGGTAATGGGAGTGCTGGAGTGCAAGGAGCAAGTGCAGCAGCAGCTTCGACTCCAGCAGGTGGAGGTGGAGGGTGTTGTGGTGGAACGTCAGGAGCTGGAGGAGGTGGTCAAGTCATCGTAACCGAATACTATGTCTAAAACAGTCACCTACAACTTCAATAACTTCTCAGGCGGTGTCAGTGATGACCCGAGAGAGGAAAACAGCACTAAGTTCCAAGTAACTAAGCACTTTGACGCTTTTTCACAGCCTAATCGTCTAGTACCGTACCGATCACTAGAAGCTGACACAGCTACGTCAGTATCAACCACAGATTTGAAACAATACAGCGTTCGTGACCACCTATACGCCTCAGCAAGTGCGAAACTTTACGCTCTAGGACAGACTGGTGCTGGACTCACCAAGATTGTCTTCAAAGCAGACGCTACATCAGGATTATGGACACTCCCAGCTACATCAGAGGGTAACGGAGCTGTACAAAACGGCTGTCTTGTTGAATACAAGAACTATCTATGGGGCTTCCAAGGCACCACACAGGTGTTTAAATGGGGATTGCTATCTGGGACACCATCTATCACAAACTCGGCTGGTACAGTGGCAACCATCACGTCTGTAGCGCAAGGGGTTATCGCTAAAGATGACAACCTTTACCTGCCATACAACAACAAACTGGTTCGCGTAAACGCTGGGGGTACTGTTCAAGATGACGTACTTATCCTACCTACTAACTTCAAGATTACCTCTATCGCTAACTACGGTAACTACCTAGCTATCGGTTGTGCGCCTATCTCTACCTTTAACGGTACTTCTAAAGTATTCCTATGGGGTCTAACCTCTGACGATGTTGCAGAAGTAATCGACTGGGGAGAGGGTGAGCTACGAGTGCTTGAAGTTATCGAGGGAATGATTGTAGGGGTATCAGACCGTTACCTTAACAACGCTACAGGAGCTGGTAAAGGCTCTATGGTGCTACAGGTGTATCAAGGAGGTACGCCACAGGTAATTAAGGAGGTCTTCACAGAAGCTCTGACAGGTAAGACCATGCCACAGAACAAAGCGGTAAAGAACAACCGTCTATTCTTTGCAGCTAAGATTATGACTAACTCAGCAGGAACAGAATACAACGAGGGTATCTGGTCATTTGGTCGTAAGAACGTCAACTACCCATTCGCACTTACACTCGACATCATTGACGAGAATATAAATACAAGCGGTATTCAATCATTTGGAACCGCAGCTAACTACTTCTTCATCACTCACAGTGCTGACGGCTCAGTAGACAAGACTAACGATGTAGAAACCTACGCCTTTACCTCAGTCTACGACTCACAAATCTTTAACTTTGGTGACGTTAACTCTGACAAGACACTAAAGAAGCTACGGCTATCACATACTAGACTAGGTGCTGGGGCAAGCGTCACAGCTAGTTTTAGAGTAGATGGAGCATCAGCATGGACAATCATTGGAACCTCTAGCATAGAGAACAGTATTTCTCGAACCTTCCTTGGTATTGAAGCTGACGGCCTAGCGTTTGCATCAGGTCGTGAGTATGAGTTTCGATTAGAGAGTGACGGTGGAGCAGAAATCACTGGCTTCGAATGTACAGCCCTAGTAAACGACACACCATAACATGGACAATACAACCGAGTTACAAATAATGAAGCAACGACTAGAAGCCCTGGAGTCAGCATACAATCGCAACAACTTCGAAGGTAGTCAGGACTTTAACAAGGCATCACGTTTTAATACCAGTCTACAAGTCCCAGTCTACGCTTCAAACCCAACAGTCGGACAGGTAGGAGAGCTGTATGTAAACTCAGTAAGTGGAAAACTTTATGTGTGTACAGCAACGAACACATGGGTGGTAGCAGGAACTCAGACGTAATATAAATGGTATAATATAAGTAATATGGCAGAACGAACAGCTAGAACATCAAGAGGGAGAGAAACAGCATCTCAAACATCGGCACGAGCAAGAAAAATGCTGTCTTCTTCATTGAAGCAGACTGGTGGTTCAGTAAAGACAGGAAACACATCACGTTCTCGACTATCTGAGATTGCTAACCAAGACTTTGTTACTGACGCTAACAGGAGCGC